CATCAAATTGCAAATTCCAATATATGGAAACGTCATGACAAAGTTTCCATAATCGTTTTGGACGTGGATTGGATGGTGTATATTTCCAACGGCACAATGTCCCGTGGTGATATCCAAGATCATGAAAATGTTTCCAACACCCTCGCATATATATATCAAAAAATTCTTTCATCCATTCACAATTTCATCCATCGCTTCCAAAATAACATCACGAAATTCCAATTTGTATTTGGATGCAACGGCCCGACATACACAAATCAACAAATACATATCCGGATCATTGATCTTGTATTTCCATTTTCTGATGGTGTGACCAGCTACACCACTACGTTTTGAAATGATATGTATTTGACCTTTGAAATATTTATTATGAAACCTTTCCATCAATATTTGGTGGTTGGTTTGGATCCCGATTGTCGAAACCACGCTTGACGGATGGCATCACGATTTTGTTTGTAAAAATCCGGATCCGCCAAACCTCTTGAAAGTATATCCTTTTGTGTCTCGGTATTATTTGATTGTACGGTTTTAGCGTTGGTTTTTGGCGGTGTTTTTGGTTGTGGTGTCTCTTTGGTAGTCTCAACATTTTCAACCGGTGTATTTTCCATTTTTGGCGGTTCATTGGTTTGGAAATGTGAACGAAGGAAACTTGGCGCATTTTCCGGATTTTCCTTCAATCCCTTCATCCAATCACCAAATGATTCATCCGTGTTTGATCGTTGATATTGCCATTCTAACGCGTCGCGTACATCCGGATCTTGTATACCCAATTCAGCGATGGCGGAATGTCGTTCATATTTTGTATTGGCGTTTGATAACTCATCTTTTAAGGTATATATTTGTTCAGTTAGATTATCAACCGTTTTCAATTTTTCGCCAGCTTGGATCAATTGTTCGTTCATTTCCTCCACTTTGGATTCCGCTTCACGCGCTCGCTTTGCGTATTTGGATATTTTCTCTTGAATCAATCCATCAACATTTTCTTTCGCGATGTATTCAACACCGTCGATTATTTTGGTTTCCATGTTTTCCTCCTTTGGAAAGTTAAATTAAAAATAAAGCCTTTTGGCGTTGGATTTCACGTATTTTTTCCGCTGCTTCTTCTTCATTCAAATCAGGATATAACTCCATCATTGCATCAATAGGAGCAATCAAATTGGTGGCCAGTTTTTCTTTAATATCGGCGCGTTGTTCTCTTTTTTCCTCCACTGATAATCCAATTCTAGCATAACGTATTTTATAGCCGAATTCAGGCAAATTGTAACCCAAAAACCGATTGGCCATCATTGCAGCTAATGACAATGTCATTTGATCGCCACGTTCAAATGATGGTTTGTATCTTGATTGCGCTTCACGCATTGATTCTTTTGACACGGCGATAGCATAACCGGAACGTGGATCGCCTGATAATCTTTCAATATCTCCAGGGTTGATTCCTGCCATTTGTGCCACTTTTCTTTCATATTGTATAACCGCTTCCAATACCGATGATGGATCACCGCCTGGTTGGAATTGACCAATCATCGGTTGTCCAACATTATCAGGGTCTTGCGTAAATACTAGAATAGAAGCGGGATCCGTCGAAATGGCGGCCCGTTTTGCGGCGGTGTCTGTATCTCTTACATTCAAACCGGCCAATTGTAAACCTGCAATGTACCGTTGAGGAAATCCCGTGTCTCGCGTCAAATGCAGCCAGTAGGTATAAAGGGCGGCGGCTGTCAGGGAACCATAGACAACCTCAGCGTTTTCAAAACTATTAAATAATTTACCGGTGATTTCAGCATGATAAATCGAGTACGGAATAACCGGTGTACCATCATCAAATCGAAATGGGTAATTATCACCATCCATTTCATTTTCCAAATATTCCGTGGTGAAATTTTCACCAAATCCACCATCGTTTTTTACTTCCATAATTTTCATTTTTGGATTTTTCATATCACGCAAATCAAAAACATCCGCCGTCCAAATCACCTCTTTGGATTCCGGATGGTGTCTTAACCTCAATTCATATAGGAATCGAAGATGGTTTGGATCACCGGATGATGATTCACAATAAATTAAATCCGGTGTAACTGGTCTGAATAACAATCCGTTGGAATCACTGATATCAACCCGCATGAACATTTCACGGCATCCAATCGTAAACATTTGGAACGATTGCATCATGGCCCATAATCCGGATTTATAAATCAATCCATCATCACCCAAAAATCCTTCCATCTCATTACGTGATGCATCAACACCAATCATTGGTGGTTCATTATACAATGCCGATAATGATTTGGATGTCGCTTTGAATACATTGGACGACATATCACTAACACCCCACGATGCGCGGCGCTCTCTTGATACGTGGCGCGCCAATTCGGATTCAAGATCGTCTTGCCATTGGCCACGCAACATGCGAACACGTAGAGCGTTATGTTCCCAACGTTCATTGGTTTCCATTGATGGAGCGGCGGGTTTTGGGTTAAAATCTAACATCATAATAATTTCCTTTATCCTATTCTAAATGATCCGTGGATTGGTGATTGATATTTTATATCAATAATTGGTACTACGCTATAACGTAATGCATCAAGGGCATGTTTATGTTCCGAACGTGCATCCATAGAACCGCTTTTTTTCAATGTCCACCGGCGAAAAGAACGAATTAATGTCTCACAACGTGGATGGACCGTAAAACGCTTTTTCATCATTCTATCATGTAATAACTGACAACCATAATAAACAGACCAACGCGGTTTGTGTGCGGTGTGAATTCTAAATGGCATGGTTCCTTGTGGATATTCCAATACATGTTCCAAGGCGCTACGAAGCATGGCGTTTGACATCCGGCCGCCATGTCTACCACCGCGATGTGCTATATCACCGGTCCATCGTGTGATCATGTTTGGTGTCAATCCATTACGTGATAACATCCGCAAAATTGCGCGGGCATGTGTCTCAGCCATAGACCGTTCATTTTGATTTCCTCCACTATAATATTCATCGAGTACATATACATGTGGGTTATCTGATTCCGTCATGTCGATTGCGCATAATATAACCGCTTGGGCCCCTGGAAGTGAACCGTGATCAATACCAATTGAAAATCTATAATCACCATCATTTGGACATGGGGCGTCTGAAATCATTTCCTCACTAAAACATTCAAACACCAATCCATCCGGCCGGCCGGCTTCCCATGATCCTTCCAATCGTGCTTGTCGATCCAATGGTAGATATGTATCTGCTATGCGGTCGATATCTTGTTGTGTTAAAAGCGCTCTACATCCCATTGGTGTAACATTTTCTATATTCAACGCCGCGACAATATCGTGGATTTTTCCATCGTCCACCATTTGTTTTAAATATCCACAATCTTGTCCAATCGGTGTCATTGTCATGACCATCCTTCCACGTTTTCGCAAAAGTCTAGCTGCTAATTCTCCAAATATTGAAACGGGCGGTGGTTCATCAATCCAAACCATGTCAACCGTTCCAGATGCAACACCCAATGTTCCTTGGTTGGTTGTTTTGATTCGAACCAAGGAACCATTTTTGAATGAAATAATCGGTGTTTTTCCTTTGAATCCTTTTCCCGGGACATACTCACAACCATCCGATAATTCAGCTGGTGGAATCAAATCATATATTTTTCCTTGTACGGTTTTGGATTGCTCCCAACTATGTACAATCACCCATATTTCCTTTGGGCCATCCGGTATATTTTTATATGGATGCCTATTCAATGCATAAAAAATCATTTCAGCAGCGCCGGCGGCGGTCTTTCCTAACTGGTTGCCGGCTCTAAAAAGTGTTATCGGTGCTGTCGATTGTAAAAACGCCAATTGTGGTTTGGTAGGTGTGAACCATGCCAATGGATCCGCGGTTGTTACATCGCGCATTTTCAACAATGTTTTGGTTATACTGGCGATGTTAATGTTCATTTTTCATATTCATTTTTGACATTTTGCGGAATGTCGTTTGGATCAATATTGATTTCATATCCTTGTTTGAGACATAGAACCATCGCAAATTTTTTTTCTACATATACATAATGATATGATCCATCATTTAATTCTAATCTACACCAAATTTTTTCATTTCTCATATATCCATCCCCCTATAGATTTATTTTTAAATTCTTTGATTTTTTCGCACGTTCAAACAATTTTTTATCCGCGGTTTTCGTGGTTTTTCCCTTGGTAATAAACGAATAAACACGGGCCTTTGCCCATTGTGCTTGCGTTGCTCCTGGTCTATGTCCTACGGCCCATGCCGCTTGTCCTTTTTTGTATACTTCACCAATGATTCCTTTTGGAATACCGGTCACACTTGCCACCGCTTTAACAAATTTATCATCCGCATCACCGGACCGCATTTTTTTTGATGATGCCAATATCTTATCTCGTAATCCGGATCTTGTTACTTTCATTGTAGATTTGGATCTTCGTGTTTTTGCTCTTGCATCACCAGGAAGCGCTTTAAATGATTTCTTTTTTCCCGTGGCTCGTTTTCGAATTTCCGCTTTTCGACGTGCGGCGGTTGATGATCCCAATGATCCAATATATTTTGATGGTACTTTTCTAGCCATAAATCACCACGGTATGTTGTTAATTTCTTTTTGGATTTTCCTATATTCTTCTATATCGTCAAGTATACCACTTTTCATGATATACCTTCCAATGGTTTCGCTACATTGTGGAACGATGGCATTTCCTAAAGCTCTAACTCGGTCCAACCGGTTGGGAATCCCATCATCCATTCGACAAAGCGGGGGTTCAATCGGTGTTCTTTTCCAATAGTTTCTTTCGTGTATCCTGCCATTTGTGCCGCCCGTACATTTAAAGATCTTTCGCGATTCCATTGGCTCGGTGTGCATGGATTGTTTTTGGATGTGTTGGCGGTTGGTGTTGGAAGTAATTTCATACTTTCCTTTATCATTATTTTCACATATGTTTCCAATGGTGGCGTTCCTGTTTGACCTGATTTTTTTCGAATTGTTCTTGGTGTTCCGTTCCTTGTCATGTAATATTCTTGTGTGATGTTTCCACCCATCGCTGATGCCGTTGGCGTTGGAAGTTTCACACCCTGTTCCATCATTAATTGGATTTGTATTCCAAGATTCATTGGAATGTTTCCTTTTGTGTTGTACTTCTTTTGATGTTTTTCGTTTCTCTTTTTCCACAATTCCAAATTTTCCATCCGTGTGGATTTGGTTGGGGTACGCAATAAAAAAGATCCTTTCGCGTTTGTGTGGCGCGCCTTCATCTGATGCGCGTACATCAATCCATTCAACATCATACCCGATTTGGGATAGCGATGAGATGACGATATCCATTCCTCGTCCTTTTTGAGTGATTGCGGTGACATTTTCAGCGATTGCGATTCGTGGTCGTACCATATCAATGATTCGTAACATTTCAAACCAAAGACCGGACCGCGCACCATTGGCAATTCCTTTTCCTTTTCCAGCTTGGCTAATGTCTTGGCATGGGAATCCTCCGCAAATAATGTCCACAATGTTAATTGTACCATGTTTGATCTCCTTTATATCATCATAGATTGGAACATCTGGCCAATGTTTTTTCAATACCTTTTGAGCAAATGCGTTTTGTTCACACTGCCAAATGGTTTTTGAATTTGGAATTGCACGTTCCAAACCTAATTCAAAACCACCGATTCCGGAAAATAATGATCCAATTGTTATTTGTTTTTGTTTATTAGTCTTCATAAGTCTCTTGTATTATAGGCCAATATTTATTTGGTGTCATTGAAATAATATTGTAATTAATATGATCAACGGAATCATCACATGTCCATCCCATGTTCATATATGCATTTATCAACAAACAAAAATCATATATAAAACATTCATGCACTAGATGATATCCAACAATAGCACGATCTAAATATTTTCTTGGTTCTAGATATACAGTATTATCATTTATCATTTGTCTTTAACCTGATTACGTTTCCACTTTCATGTGCTTCAATCACTTCCAATAATTCGTGTCGGATGATTGGTGGTAGATTCACAAATGCATCAATCAACAATCGTTTGTGTTCATCCATCGACATTTCCCTTAACTCATCGCCAGCCGCTTCAATGTATTCCAACATTTCATTGTGGACCTGTATTTGTAATTTGTGAAATGATGGAAGCGAATGAACAACACGTTCAACACGTGCGGTTTCAATGTCGTTTGATATCTCCATTAATTTCATCCGACGGAATAAAATTGGATCGTCTGGAATATTAGACGATGTTATTTGATTTGGATTGTAATTTTGTACATTGGATTTTTCTTGACTTTTCTTTTTTCCGGTTTTGATGGTTCGCGAAATTGTGGATTTGGAAACACCATATTTTTTTGAAAGCGCATCCATCGATATATCATTGGATTGATATTCATGAAGGATTGCGATTTTTTCAGCTGGCGTTAACTGGCGTTTCATTTTGGACATGCAACATCCTGATTGTTGTTCCATTTCATTATAACATATAAAGAGAAATTGTCGCGGTCAACAATA